GAGTGTGAAGAGACCACTAGGGTCTATGATGTGGAGGTGTAAATATGGCTATTGATACATGGTATGTAATTCAGAAGTTGAATCGGAATGATTGGGAGTGGTATGAGCGCGACAGTGACGGCTCTTCGTACAACTCTACGCTTGACAATGCAAAGTACTTCTGTGATCAGTATGCAAAGGACGGAGAAGAAGTCCGTGTAGTTAGAGAGGAGGTAGTGTATGAACCCGATGCCTAGTCTGAGTAAGATGTCAGGTAAGCTGGAAGGTATACAAGCAATCAATACCAATACGGTAACGAATGAGTTCTGTATCAAGGAGTCTAAGAAGAAAGACCCCAAGCGTATATGTGGTAAGTGTTACAGTGTTAGTATGCTTTCTAGTTATAGGAAGAACTGTCAACCAGCATTCCAGAGGAATAGTGACATCCTCGCCAGTGATGTGGAGTTTGTGTTGCCGCGTACCTCCGGTGCATTCGTGCGGTTTCATGGGCATGGAGAGCTGATAAATGAGCAGCATTTCCGTAACTTTTGTGCGATAGCTGAGGACAACAAGCACTCTACGTTTGCGTTGTGGACTAAACGTGTGGACTATGTACGTCCTAATCTACATCTTGTTCCTAGTAATATGATTCTTGTTTATAGTAATCCTATTGTTGACAGGATAATGACAAAGCCACCGCGTGGATTCGATCGTGTATTTAACAACGTATCGGAGGAGTTCGACGGAGAAGCCAACTGTACTGGACAGAAGTGTATGGATTGTTTACTATGCTACAAGCGTGACACCACTAAGGTGATCATCGAACATGAGAAGTAGGAGGACGTATGGGACGTGAATCGTGGGAGCAGTGGCATGACGATTGGCATGATCGTGATGAGTGTGTAGGTGATTATGCAGATGAGTATCACCAAGATGACATTGAAGCGTGGAAGGAGGAGAGAGATCGTGAGGTTGAAGTACCACATGACACACCAGCAAATAGCTGATGAACTAGGTATCAGTCGTCAGATGGTACGTGTTATTGAATACAAAGCATTGCGTAAGCTAAGTAGATCACCTATTCTTCAGGCTTATGCAAAACACATAGATGATTACATGGAGGAATATCATGGGGAGAAACACCCGTCGGTACGTTAGGAATCACAAACCGCGCAGTAAATCAAGAGGTAATAATACCTATCACCCTATTAGCAAGAAGCGTAAACGTGTGGTATACTAATCTTTATAGACTATATAGTAAGTACTTAGTATTATTAGTATTACTACTATTACTAATTACTTACTACTTATTACTATCTAAATAGGAAATTATTATGGATGAGTCAAAGCGTAAGAACATGATCGAAGAGTTAACGGAAGATGAGATGTACAACGTCAACTACATGGCGGCTATGAACATGTTGTTTAACATGATGGCGATGGAGTTTGAGGCGATGGATGACAAGACGTTAGAGGCTCGTTACCTTTCTCGTTTTGGTACTAATAATACGGAGGTGCACTGATGGGTTTTGTTAAGCTGCATCAGAAGTGTGATGATTGCGGTTCTAGTGATGCGTTATCCTACAATGAGGATGGTTCTAGTTTTTGTTTCTCGTGTGGTACGCATACCCCTTCACCTAAGGCTGTAGGAAGCGCTGTGAGAGACATTAGCGAGTATCGAGTATCAACCCCTAGGGTTAATGAAGTGGCCCTTAGAGGGGATTTTAAGGGCGTTAGAGAGCGTGGTATTGATGCCACCACTATGGCGAAGTACTCTACCAGTGTGGATGGTGGTGATGTACTGTTTGGTTATCACGACAGTGAAGGTGCGTTGGCGGCATACAAGAAGCGTAGTCCCGACAAGAAGTTTAAGATTGAAGGTGACTGGAAGAAGGCGGGGTTGTTCGGTCAACATCTGTTCCCTTCTGGTGGTCAGTACATAACTGTAGTAGAAGGAGAGTACGATGCGCTTGCTGCATACCAAATGTTTGGAGGTAAGTATCCTGTTGTTTCTGTTCGTAATGGTGCTCAGGGAGCTTCAGCAGACTGCCGACGGGCGTATGATTTTCTAGATCAGTTCGAGCACATCATCTTCTGCTTTGATAACGACGACCACGGTAAGAAGGCAGCGCATGAGTGTGCCGATATCTTTGGTGGGAAGGCGAAGATCTACCAGCATGGTGAACACAAGGATGCGAACGAGTATCTTCTTCATCAGGAGAAGGATGACTTTATCAAGCGGTGGTGGCACGCCAAGGTGTATACCCCTGACGGTATGGTGATGATAGGGTCACTCCGTGAGGAGCTGAAGAAGCCGCTTATGGAGGCAGAGGTACGCTACCCATACAAAGGACTAGATGACATGACCTTTGGTATGAGACCAACAGAGCTGGTGACAATCTGTTCTGGTTCTGGACTAGGTAAGTCTACGTTTATGCGTGAGCTAGTGTTCTCCATTGCCGCACAAACCAACGAGAGGATAGGTCTAGCCTTCTTGGAAGAGACACCTAACCGTACTGCCCGTGGACTAGTAGGTCTACAGATCAACAAACCAATACACTTACCCGGATGTGATTACGCCCCAGATGAGGTAGAGCATGTATTCGAGACGCTTGATCTAGATGACCGTGTTGTCCTATGGGATTCGTTCGGTTCTAATGCAATCGAGAATGTGCTGGCTAGGTTTAGGTATCAAGTAAAAGTACTAGGTGTTAGGTACATTATCCTTGATCACATATCCATACTGGTATCGGATCAGGCCAACGGTGATGAACGTAAAGCCATTGATGAGATCATGACCAAGCTACGTATGTTCTGTCAGGAGATGGAGATATGTATGTTTGTTGTTAGTCATTTACGAAGACCAGAAGGGAAAGGACATGAGGATGGAGCAGTTACTAGTTTGGGTCAGTTACGCGGTAGTGCTTCAATTGCTCAGCTTTCTGATATTGTACTTGGCTTAGAACGTAATGCTCAGGCAGACGATGAGATGGTACGTAATACAACAGGAATACGAGTACTCAAGAATAGATTCAGTGGTATGACTGGACCTGCTTGCTCTGTCCTGTACAATAAGAACACGGGTAGACTTACGGAGATCATAGAGTGAGATGTAAAGCTTGCAACAAGGTACTAAACGATTTCGAGTTAACACGTAAGTTCAGTAACTCAGGAGAGTTTGTTGACTTATGTAGCGGCTGTGGTAAATTCTTAGTGGAGGATGAGATTACTATCGAAGGTAACTTAGACTACGCACACTTAGCAGATGTAGAGGAGTTGTATGATGTCGAAGATGGGACAATGGATTATCACTCAGGAACAGAATATGGAGAGGAGGACCTATGGTAGAGAACTCACAGAACGGGAACAGTTGGACCTTGCCTACTACGAATATAGTGTTCTTGGATATCGAGACAGATGGTCTCCAGCCGACGGTAATTCACTGCGTGGTAACCAAGAGACCAAACGAGGATCACTTGATCCATACCTGTAGCGAATCACTATGGGAAGAACTGTCAGGAGGTGGTTGTGTATGTGGTCACAACTACATAGGGTACGATGGACCTGCACTGAAAAAGCTTTGGGGAGTAGAGATACATCCTGATCGTGTGTTAGATACATTGGTAATGTCAAGACTTTTCTATCCTGACATACAAGGAGGACACAGCTTGGATCAGTGGGGTACTCGTCTTGGTTGCGCTAAGGGTAGTCACGATGACTGGACTAAGCTTACAACGGAGATGATCAAGTACTGTATGCAGGACGTTACTGTCACTGAGTTGCTGTACTCAAAACTTAACGAGCAGCTACAAGCGTTTGGTTTCTCTGACACTAGTGTATGGTTAGAGCATTCAGTAGCACACATATGTCATGAGCAGGAGCAGAATGGATTCATGTTCAATAAGACAGGAGGAGAACTACTAGCACGTAAGCTGGATACTAAGATGTCCGGTATAGAGGCTAAGCTACAGACAGTGTTTCCACCTGTACCTGAGGAGCAGAGGTATCACAAGACAACAGGTAAGCCACTACCCTTGAAGTACCAACACTTCAATGTAGGGTCACGCCAGCAGATAGCTGAGAGGCTGAAGCAGAAGGGTGCTGTATGGAAGGAGAAGACACCATCAGGTAAGGACAAGGTGGACGAGTCTACTCTTAAGAAGAACCTACACATACCGGAAGCTAAGATGGTTCTTGAGTTCTTGTTGTTACAAAAACGATATGCTCAAGTTATATCTTGGAATAAGGCAGTAGAAGGAGGACGCATACATGGGAGGATTAAACATATTGGGGCTGTTACAGGACGTATGGCGCACTCTAGTCCTAACCTTGCACAAGTCCCTGCTGTCACTGCGGAGTATGGTACTGAATGCCGTAGCCTGTTCTGTGTACCTGACAACCGTGTGCTTGTTGGCGCTGATGCTAGTGGTCTTGAGCTTCGTATGCTTGCCCATTATATGGACGATGATGATTACACGAAGGAGATACTAGAAGGAGATATACACACAGCAAATCAACTAGCGGCTGGACTAGAGACTAGACCGCAAGCTAAGACATTCATTTATGCTTTCCTGTACGGTGCGGGGAACGCCAAGATAGGAGCGATAGTAGGCGGGTCAGCTATGAAGGGTGGTGAACTTAAGGACAAGTTCCTAGAGAACACACCTGCGCTGGCTGATCTACGAGAGAGGATAACGACACAGGGTGAGGAGGGATTCCTTGATGGTCTTGATGGTAGAAGACTACGAGTTAGATCTGCACACGCTGCGTTAAACACACTACTGCAAGGAGCCGGAGCCGTCGTGATGAAGCAAGCAGTCATTCATCTGTACGAG